GTCCATGTATTATCTCTAAACTCTTATTATTGAACGTTCTTAGATAGGGCTTAAATACCATCCATTCTTCTTTTAAGAATAGATTGATAGGTACTAGTCTATTGCTTTCCCACCACCAAGTATCCCCTAACTCTAAAAATCTGGTCTTTAAATCATTATCAATGATAGCCCCGTAATCATAGAATGAGGTACAAGTATCGTCCCTGTTTTGAACTATTCCTACATAGTCTTGACTGGCGTAGGAACATATTGTTATAAAGGGGTGGTTCTCGCTTAACTTTTTGAAAAAATCGTGTGAAATCATCTTTTTCTTATTTACTGCTGTTATTTAATCACCCTTTACCGAAACAAATATTTTAATAAAATATAGAATAAATATGTTTAAGGAGCCAATTTGTGTACTCTACATCTGTATTCTATTATTTTCAACGAAACATCGTTGTACTGCTTTCAGGTAACTCACCGAGGAAATATATGCCAGTATATGCTAAACCATTAACCCTACATAAGGGAGTTGATAACCAACTCCAGTTTCAGTTTCTTAACCAAGAACAAAAGCCCGTAGATATTACAGGGAAAGAGATTACCTGTAGAATCATAAGTTACAACGGTACTCAAGTATTGCTTAGAAAAGCATTGTCATTGACTCTTCCTGCCAATGGGTTAGCAGTATTGCAGTTAAATGCGGCTGACCTCGAGGATATCGATGCGCAGAAATGCTATTACACACTAGAGATTCCTGTAGGCCAATTTGACTATCCTGTATATGTAGATCAAAATGCAGGAGCCAGAGGGGAAATGAACATCGTTAATAGTGTTCTTCCTGCTTTTGTACCCTCACAAGAAGTCACCATTCCTACCGGGCAACCCTTCCCTAACTTGGATGCGAACAATAGCATAAGCAATGTATTGCCAAATGCTAATACGTATTATAGTAGCATAATTAATACAGCAGACAATCCTATATTAACTTTGCAGGCACATTATACTGAGTTCAATGGTGATGTGACTATTGAAGGTTCTGTAGATAATCAGGGCGGAGAGTGGTATCCCATAACTACAACAGAGTATTCTAATGTAACTGACACGTTTGGGTATACGATACATGGCTATCATCCTTTCGTGCGTATGGTGTTCACCAGTAACACGGGCGCCGTAACTAATATATTGGCAAGATAAGTATCCAACATACGTTGATTTTACGTAAGATCATGTTATAATTACATGATGCTTGATATCCTCACGATTGTTCCCGGAAAGAAGAAACTCACACAGAGTGGTTGGCATAGTTTCAACGCTCCGTGTTGCCACAATCGCGGGCATAAACCCGACAAGAGATTGCGCGGTGGTATTAAACAAGATGGAGAAAATTGGAGTTATCATTGTTTTAATTGTGGCTTCAAATGTGGTTTTATGTTAGGTAAAAGTCTAACTAAAAATACTAAACAGTTTCTACACTGGTGTGGCATAGATGAGCAACAAATAAACCGCTGGAACTTAGAAAGTTTACAGCACAAAGATTTATTGTCATTAGTAAAAGTTAAAAAAGAAAAAGCAAAGATTAAATTTAAAGAAATGCATTTGCCGGAAGGAGAAATTATCGACCCTTCAAATCCTAAGCATAAAGTTTTTGTTGACTACTTAGAAAAACGTAGTATCAAATACAATGAGTATCCTTTTATAGTGACACCAGATGCAGAAGGTAGACAGGCTAATAGAATTATAATACCTTTTACTTTTGAAAATAAAATAGTAGGACATACAAGCAGATACTTAGATGACCGTAAGCCTAAGTTTATTAATGAACAACAACCAGGCTATGTATTTGGTTATGACTTACAACGTCCTGAATGGGAAGTATGTTTGTTAGTTGAAGGTATATTTGATGCATTGAGTTTGAATTGCTGTGCATTAACTCACAACACTATCAATGACGATCAGGTAGAAGTATTACGAAAATTAAATCGTAAAATTATATTTGTTCCTGATCAAGATAAAACAGGTCTTGGTATATGTGATAGGGCTTTAGAATTGGGATTTTATGTCAGTATACCTGATTGGGATAATTGTAAAGATGTAAACGATGCAGTAGTAAAGTATGGTAGACTACCTACATTACTAAGTATATTACAAAACGCAACTAACAGTAAGATTAAAATAGAGATGCAACGGAGGAAATTTGATAAAAGACTTTAATATAGATGTGCAAACATTGTTCTTGCGCATGATGGTTACAAATGCAGAGTTGTACACTAGGGTCATGAACATCATGAACTCTCAAAACTTTGATAGGAAACTACGACCAGTTGCAGAATTTATAGCAGAGCATAGTAAAAAATATAACGCAATGCCTGAGCCTGTACAAATCAAGGCAACTACTGGAATTGAGATAGAAACTATATCAGAATTAGATGAAGGTCATTACGAATGGTTCTTAGAAGAATTCGAAGCATTCACTAAACGACAAGAACTTGAGAGGGCTATTCTCAAAGCAGCCGATCTGCTTGAGAAGGGCGAATATGATCCAGTCGAGAAACTGGTTAAGGATGCAGTACAGATATCATTGCAACGTGATATGGGTACTGACTATTTTGCTGATCCACGTGCTAGACTTATGGCATTGAAATCAAACAATGGACAGAATAGCACAGGTTGGCCTAGTATGGATCAGAAACTATATGGTGGTTTCAATCGTGGAGAACTACAAATCTTTGCGGGTGGATCAGGTTCAGGCAAAAGTTTGTTCATGCAGAATCTAAGTGTCAATTGGGCACAAGCGGGATTGAGCGGTGTGTATATTACATTAGAACTTAGTGAAGGTCTGTGTTCAATGCGTATTGATAGTATGATGACAGAAACTAGTAGTCGTGAGATTTTCAAAGACATTGATAATGTTGAGATGAAAGTCAAAATGGTTGCAAAGAAAGCAGGTAAGTTGCGTATCAAATATTTGCCAGCACAAAGTACTGTTAACGATATCAGAGCGTACTGCAAAGAACTACAGATACAGACAGGTATGAAGATTGATTTTTTATGTATCGATTATCTAGATTTGATTATGCCTGTTAGTGCAAAAGTCAGTCCCAGCGATTTGTTCGTCAAAGACAAATACGTTTCAGAAGAATTACGTAACCTAGCGAAAGAATTAAATGTCTTATTCGTCACAGCATCACAACTTAACAGATCAGCCGTTGAAGAGATTGAGTTTGATCACAGTCATATCTCAGGTGGTATTTCGAAGATTAATACTGCGGACAATGTTTTTGGTATTTTTACTAGCCGTAGCATGCGTGAGCGTGGTCAGTATCAATTACAATTGATGAAAACACGTAGCAGTTCCGGGGTAGGACAAAAGATTGAATTAGATTTCAATAACGAAACATTACGCATCACAGACTCGGATCCTGAAGGGCATGGGAAACACAAGAATGCTCAACCCTCGGCCAACGAGATTATGAGTAAAATCAAAGCCACTAGCACAGTAAATGACATAGTACAGGATACTGTTCAACCAGAAGAAAATAGGGTTGTAGCAGACGTTCAAAGTGCTAAACTTAAGTCTTTATTGAATTCTCTAAAGAAATAGAATTGTCATCATATTGACTAAATACTAGTAGGATCTTATATATGCAAAAGAAAACAAGAAGCCTATTGGAAGAGTTAGAGTCCGTTGGGGCAAATCGTGACATAAATCACATCATTGAATCGAGGGCTCTCAATGTGATTACCAGCGCCATCAATCTTATTGAACTTATCAATAGGAAATATGACGCTGAAAAAGCAGAACTTTTAGAAAAGAAACTTCTCAGTGCTATAAAAAGCAAAGATCAAAAGAGATTTTCGAAGTCCTTAAGGAAATAAGTTATGAAATTAGACGAATTCAAAAAACTAGAAGAACTTAGATTAAGTAGTTTAATCGGAGACTATGGCTCCGCCGCTCTTAAAAAGATGACCGGCCAAGCAGGTGGTAAGACATTACAACAGCAAATGGCGCAGGACATGTTTATTAAGGATTTCGTAGGTGATGCTATATCATCATTAGAAACTGCTATTGAAGGTGGTTTAGTAGACCCCAAAATGAGAAATGCTAAGCCTCAGGCAGCACAGGGAACCCCAGTCGATCCAAAATCAGTAAAACCTGAACCAACTGTTCCCCCTGTAACTACTCCTACTACCCCAACAGCACCTGCGGCAGGTGGTTTACCAAAGACTGGCACAAATATGGCCACTGGTAAGTATAAACAACAACAGCAAAGTACACAAACTTTAAACAATTATGTAAAGGGCGTAAGCCAGCAGTTGGGGCAAATTCAAGATAAGGCACAAAAGATTGCCCTTACTAAAGAGTTAGTCAATTATATGGCCGATAGGAAAGATGCACCCGAATGGGCAAACGCACTTAAAACAGCAGAGTTTGTTTTGAAGAAAAATGCTGATGGCAATTTTGCACAACAGGCTATAAGTGCTTTAAGATCCGGAAAACCATTAGCACTAAATCCCGCAGGATTAGCATCCCCTGAAGAAAAAGCAAAATTGCAGTCTCAAAAAGATAAAGCAAACAGGGCTAAAGGAGTAATGTATAAGGGGCAAATGCCTCAAGGCGCAAGACCTGCAGGTGCTGGCGCAATGCAAAAGGGGCAAATGAAAAAAGTTGCAGAAGGATGGAAGATTTATTATCTTAACATGCTTGTTGAAGGTGCCGGATTAACTTGGAAAGATTTAGGTCTCTCTGTCTTAGTAGAGTCTACTAACAAAGGATACTTAATAGTAGAATCACGATACCTTAAACTAAACAATATTTTCGAAAGCATTTTAGAAGCAGAATCAGGTAAGGTAAGCATATCTCAATACCTTAAGAACCAATGGTACCCTCAATATATGAAGGGTGTAAATTATGCTGTGAATCAAGCAGTCATTGATAAGGGCATTGATGCAGTTCAAGCAACATATGCTAAGGACAGAGGTCAAGGCGCACTAGAAAAATTAGCACAAGTAAGTTATGCTGTATCTAAGGGCAATGTACCTGCAGGCGCCGCAAATATTGTAGGTAAAGATGCAGGAGCAGCCGGAGATAAGACTGCAAGTGCAGAGCCTGCTCAAGCCGCACAAGCACAAGCGGCTGCTCAACCGGCACAAGGTGCAATGAACAGTCATCAGATGGCTGAACTAGTTAAGAGTACAATGGCTAAGTTAAAGAGTGTTGATGCTAAACTTTATGCAGAAACAATGAAAGAGTTGTCATCAGGTACTCCTACACAGGGTCTTGACGCTAAGGCTGCCCCAAGTGCCGCCCCTGCAGAAAAGCCCGGTTTCGTAGATAGACCTGCGGCAGCACCAGCGGCCGCACCTGCTCAGAAAGTAGCAGAATCAAAAATTCGTAGATTCAGATGAACTTAGCAGAAAGCCTATCAGCACTAGCATCTAAGTTACAGACCTTAGAAATCGTAAAAGAGGATAAGGGACACCTAGACCATCCTGAGGACCTTGTGTTTTTAGGAGATGTTGAGGGTGCTAAACGAGCATTAGACGCTATACAAAGAACTATAAAGACTCCTGATACCGTTACCATTAAATGGGACGGATATCCAGCATTGATATTTGGCCGAGGTGTTAACGGTAAGTTTAGCATCATGGACAAGCACATGTTTAATAAGAAAGACGGCACAGGCAGACAAGTGTTTAGCCCTGAGCAGTTTGTTCAATACGATCAGGCACGTGGTGTAGACCGAGTAGGACTACATCAACTTATTGCTGAAATATGGCCTGGACTTGAGAAGGCAGATAAAGGTAAAGGATTCTATTGGGGCGACTTGTTATTCAGTCAACCATTAGAAGAAAAAGACGGTGTATATACTTTTAGGGCTAACCCTAATGGTATAACATACACAGTGGATCCTAATAGTGAAGTCGGTAAGTTAATGGCTGGTAAAACTGCTGGAATAGCAGTACACCAATTCATACCTGCTGACGCTGCCTCAACGGACAATGCGACTCCATTAAATGGGACTATAGGTAACTTAAAGAATAATAGCAATATTGCTATTGTTCCTAGTAAGATGCCTATAACTCCCAAACTCAAGTTAGATGCAGGCTTAGTAAATGAAGTTAAAAAAGCAATAAATCAATATGGTGCAGCCGTTCAGAAACTAATGACTACTGCGCCGCAAGCACGTAATACGTTTAATCAACTGTTTACAACGTATATCAATAAGCGTATTGTATCGGGTGATTTAAGTAATTTACTTGACGGTTTTAAAGAATACGTTGCTTCAAGACCCATGACAGAACGTATGAAGGCCAAGATAGAAACTCACTTTGCAGAAAACGAAGAGGGTTTGATAGGAGCATTTACTCTATGGATCGCTATCTATAACCTCAAAATGAACGTTGTGCAACAGTTAAACAAAGCCGCAGAATCTAGCCCTGTAAAGGGTTATCTACAAGACGGCACACAGACTCAAGAAGGGTTTGTTGCTCAAGGTCTAAAATTTGTAGACCGTATGGGCTTTAGCCGTCAAAATCTTGCCGGCCGCTGATACCAAAACCGACATTTTTTTATACCAGGCATAAATAATAGTATGAACCTCGCGGGGTTCAAACTAACTTAAAGGAATAAACAAAATGGCACAATTTACACGTACTCATGGTGACTTTAAACCAGTATTATGGCTTGATCAGCCAGACTATACAACCGGCGCAGTTAACGCTGTTTCTTCAGCATTAACAGTTCAGCCACAAGGTCCAAAACTTGATTTCTTCACAATCGAGTTGGCAGACGTTGCAGCTAACACAACTATCGCATTACAGACAATTCAGTGCGTTCAGCAATTAGCAACAATTCATATCTATGAATTTACTGATACAACTACTGACACATTGGCTCTTGCTGTATATCCAACAGGTGCATGGAACACTGTTTCATTAGCAGCCGCAGTTGATGCAGCCACTGGTGGTACTTCAACAGTTACCGCAGAAGCAACATTCACAAACTAATCTTTAGTTTGAGTTGAAACAAGAACCCGGGATTTATTCCCGGGTTTTTTTACCTCTCTAAATACAGCATGCCTCATAAAATATGCTGTTATACATTGTTTGATATCACAAACACTGGAATACCCAACAGGTCTAAAGCACCATTGGATGTTGATGCGGCTGTGTGGATGCATAAGAGAAATACACAATCTAATTTCGATACTGTGTTACAGGGCATATCATTAAGGTCTCAGCCTGAAGTTACATTGTATCCTGTGCGTACTGATATAAGATTTGACGAATTTGAAAATTTTGGTTTTTTATATCATCAGAAAGAAAACGAAACATATCCCATGTGGCAGTTCGAATTCGAAGTACAGCATGCTAGCGTATTCGAAAACGGTATAGAAGAATTGGGTTCACTTTATACAGATTGCGATGGTATACCCATGATTAAGTGTGGTACAGAATGGACAGAATTACCTACATTTTTAGATACCACACCCGAACTTAGGAATATATACTTTAAACTATTATGAGAGACCAAAACAAAGTAGAGAAATTTTTCGTTAAGGAGTTAGCCTCTGAACTTTCCGAGGTTTTTATAGTTGACTACGATGATGGTAGTTATGAACTTTTTAACAAATACAGGGTAGAACCTCAAACTACTGGGCTATTTAAAGTCGTGCATTTTACAGTAACAGAGGAACATATGTTTAGTTCCAAAAAGCATGCCTTTACCTGGTGCATATTTGACAAGTACAAGAAGATTAAAGAGTCTAACCGTATTGAGGAACTAGATTTACTACTAAGTGGGTTAGAAGTATCTATGGCCCAACAGAAGAAATTGCTTGCTAAAGCAAAAGACAACGACACCAAACTTATCTATTTGGCTAAACTTCAAGAGGCCAAACGTAAGAGAAATGCAATGATTAAAGAGATCAATTCCTATATAAATATATCTAGACATTGGCAGAGCAGTAAGTTCACCAATAAACAACCTAAATAATATAGGATTCAGATAAATACTATATCAGGACTGGAAAAACATACTATGAGACTAACAGATTTAGAACATAAAAACTATGCTACTACAGCATTGAAAGAAAATTTTGAAATGTCGCTTGACACTACAAAATTGGATAAGATTAAAACAAAGACAATGCTTAGTAAAGTTTCTTCATTAATGCAAGAAGCACAAAAAGCCCCTGACTTCTATAAGAGTCAAGGAAGTGCTCCATATATGAAGTTAGTATTTATGGAGCAAGCATTACGTCAGCACTTCCAAGAGTTAATGAAAACTCCTACACGTATTGTTGTAGAGAATGAAGAAGTTGAAAAGTCACAAGTTGTTCTTGCCGCACAAGACATGGTTGATACTATGCAGAAAATGTTAGAAGATGTTGGTCAAATGCAAGTTAAAGAATTACCTGCATTAGTAGATAGTATCGAATCTGAAATAGGCGTTACTGAAGCACAAGGTTATAACGAGTTAGTATCTGCACAACTTGATGCATTAAGCGGTGCATTGAAAGAAGCATTCACACAGATGAAGGCTGCTAGAGATACGTTGACAGGTGGTGCTCCTGCAGCCGATGCATTCGGTGCAGATGCAGGCGGCATGCCAGCACCCGGTGAAGAAGAAGTTGCAGTAGACGCAAGTGCTACCGAAGTTGAACCTGCAGTTCCTCCAATGGCAGGCGACACTGGTGCAGAAGCGCCCGCTCCTGCTGAAGAGCCAGAAGTAGCCCCAACAGCCGGAGTAGGTCGTGCGAAGAGGTAATTCATGCGCCTCTATGAGTTTGACCCACAAAACGCACTAGCCACAAAAATAGTTGCTGCCACTGACCAATTAAAAACTGATTTGGAAAGTGGCAAGGTCCAACCTAATTGGACATTAGATAAGTTGTTAAACTATTTTCAAAACTATGATATCATATTAGATCCAAAAGATTTGTACAATATGATTAAACAACCCCCGCTTAAAAACGTAATCTCAAACATTCAAGGTGATAATGTGGTATTCAAAGGACAAGCAAGTTCCGATGAGATGCCTGATGACCAATCTAAACAAGTTGTAGCGCAGATGGCACAATCTGCAATGCCTACCAAATAACTTGACATGCTAGTATAAAACTATTATACTAGGCTTATAAAAATAAATAACTGAATGATATCTATTACTGAAACCGCTGCAACCAAAATACAACAACAACTACAAAAACGTGGCAAGGGTTTAGGTATACGCATTGGAGTTAAGACTACTGGGTGCAGTGGTCTTGCTTATGTGCTAGAATACCAAGACGTTGTAGATAATACGTTGCATGTACACACAAGCCACGATGTTAGTGTTTTTGTTGATCCAAAACATATTCCATATTTGGAAGGGTTAACTATGGACTATCAGAAAAAGGGTCTAAACGAAGGGTTTGAATTTATTAATCCAAACGAACGTGATCGTTGTGGATGCGGAGAAAGTTTTAGAGTATAATATGGCATTAGAGATATCGCACTTAGTTGTCAATGGTTGTAGTTTCACATATTGTCAAGGATTAGAAGATCCGGCTACGCAAGGTTGGCCTGCACTATTATCAAAAAAGTTAGGTGTGCCTGTTGTAAATATAGGCATCATGGGATCTGGTAATGATTCCATATATAGACGCACAGCAGAATATTTTTACCTCAATAAAGTAAACAATTCTAAACCCTTTTTTATTGTAGCGTTTTCTCAGGCTTTACGTAGAGAAGAATTCTTAAAAGAATATAAAGGTAAAATGGTCGATGATTTTAGAACATTGGCTTCATATGGTCATGAACCTATTGAACGTGCAATCTTTGAACACTTAGATACTACCGGTGTGTATTTTATGGAAAGAAGAAAATTACTACATTGGCTATCAATAATCAACCTGTTCAAGGCTAACAATATAGAATATTTCACGACCAGTTATATGCAAGATCATCAGCAATCTATTCACGTGATTTTAAACAATTACGAATCTTTATACAATGAAATTCATAAAGACGTAAACAAATTAAAAGACTTCTTTGAAGTAACTAAAGGTATGGACAAAACATCATGCATGCATGATGGTCCTAAGGCGCAACAGGTAGTTGCTGATTATTGTTATGCTCAGTTAATTGAAAAATATAAAGAAATAATTCCAATAAAGACACAATTCACCACAGTAAGAAACTTTATGGAACAAACTGATGTATCTCAAAAATATAATCCATGGCATACGCATGCATGGATAGATAAAGAATATATTAATGTACAACCCCAATAAATTTGATTATAAAGAGTTGAAACGTGAGACAATTAACGGTTCACGAAAATACGTCACACCAGATGGATTCAAAGTTCCTAGTGTAACTACAATCCTAGATGCTACCAAACCAGAAGAAGCAAAGAAAGCATTACAAGAATGGCGTAAACGTGTTGGTCCTGAAAAGGCACAGCAGATAACTACTGAGGCTGCAGGTCGAGGAACTCGCATGCACAAGTGGTTAGAAAATTATGTAAAGACAGGAGAAACAGGTGAGCCCGGTAGTAACCCATATAGTATGCAGTCACATCAGATGGCGCATTCGATCATATCTAAAGGATTATCCAACTGCACCGAATTCTGGGGCACGGAAGTATCTTTATATTTTCCTGAAGTTTATGCTGGGACCACAGACTTAGTAGGAGTACATGATGGTAGCCCTGCTATCATGGATCACAAGCAAAGTAACAAATTAAAGAAAAAAGAATGGATTGGTGATTATTTCATCCAGTTGGCTGCGTATGCCGCGGCCCACAATGAAATATATAAAACAGATATACGTAAGGGTGTTATCTTTATGTGTACTGCGGATAATGTCTATCAGGAATTCATTATAGAGGGTTCAGAGTTTGATCACTGGACCGGTGTTTGGTATCAGCGTTTAGAGCAATATTATACCCAATTCGTTTAATCTGTAAAAAGCATAAATAGATGTAATATTCTAAAAGTTACATCTTATGGCTATAGTACAGATATCAAAAATCCAACAAAGATCAGGCAACCTAGTCGATCTACCTCAACTTGATGAAGCAGAATTCGGATTTGCGTCCGATGAAAAGCGCCTGTTTATAGGTAAGACCGAGCAAGGTTTAGAGAACATTGAAGTTCTTACTTCTTATTCTGAGGTCGATTTTAATCAAATCAACGGATCCTATGGTAACCTAGACATAGATATTACGTCAAATACAGCAGCCGGGGCAAACGGCCAAGTATTAGCATTTGACGGCAATAACTGGGTAAACCGCGGCGGAAATGCAGGTGGATTGTTAACCTTAGGAGATGTGTCTAACATTAAGATTACAGGCGGCGCCATCGGTTATGTACTAGAAACTGACGGTACTGGTAATTTAGCATGGACTCCAAAGTCAACTATTGTTGCATTTATTCAATCTGTTAGTGCTAATGCTACTGCTGTAGTAACTACCACAGAAGATAATTTTTTGATTGAAGGTGCAGAAGTCACTATCACTGACGCAGTGGGTATGACTGAACTTAATGGTAACAGTTACTACATTGATATTTTAACTGCAAACACATTTGCATTATACTCAGATTCAAGTTTAACAACACCCGTTAATAGTTCAGGATATACACCATACGCATATACTAGTGTAACCGCAACAACAGCATCTACTAATTATGTAACAGTAGGATCTACCTCTAGTTTTACTGCAAACAATGCTATTAAATTTTTAGGTACAACATTTGGTGGAATAACAGCGAATACAACCTATTATGTTAAGAATATTGTCAATGGTACAACTATGACAATATCGCTAACAGAAGGCGGCACAGAATTAACACTAACTACTGCCAGTGGAACATGCAATGTTTATGCTACCGGTGGTAGAGTAATATGTGCAGTAGGTGGAAGCGGTGTTGCTAACGCAGCCGGATCTAATTCTACAGTACAGTTTAATAATAGTAACTTATTAGATGCTGATGCAGACTTTACATGGAATAATAATACAGGTGCAAATCCTAAAATACTTACTGTAAACGGTAATGCCAACGTAGGAAATTTAAACGCATCAGGTGTTGTTACAACTACAAGAGTATTTTCAAACATCACAAGTGGTTCGGGTTCACCCTTAGTAGTGTCTAGTACTGATCGTGTAGCAAATTTAAACGTATCATATTCAAACGTAACTGATTTTAGCGTAGTGACAGCACAAACTACTGGTACATTTTATCCAGTGTTTGTATCAAGCACTTCTACAAGCAATCAAGCATTAGGTGTTAACAACGCAATATCATTTAACGTACTTACCAGTAATTTATCTTTAACTGGAAATATATCAGTTACAGCAAATGCTAATGTAGGTAATATAGGTGCCGCACAAGGTGTGTTCACAAGTAACATTAGCGCATTAAATGCAAACTTAGGTAACTTAGCAACTGCTAATTTTATAACATCAACATTAACTACATCAAGTAATGCACAGCCTAACTTAACTAGTTTTGGTAATGGTACACAAGTAACTGTAGCAGGTAATTTAAATCCTAACGCTAACGTCACATACAATTTAGGTAATACTACCAATCGTTGGAACGCATTGTATCTGTCAGGTAGTACAATTTATTTAGGTAATGCAACAATCACTTCAAGCCCTGCAGGAGTAGTTATTACTAATGCATCAGGTGGTTCGTTCACAGTAGGCGGAACAAGTGCAGCCAACGGAGCAGCCATTGTTAATGGCAACAGTAGTGTTGTAGTAACTGCAAACTCAAATGTTAATATATCATCTAACGGTGTTGCAAATGTATTAGTAATTACAAACACAGGTGCAAACATTACAGGCACTGCAAATGTTACCGGCAATGCAAACGTGGGTAATTTAGGCGCAACATCAGGTGTATTCACAGGTACTTTGAATGTAACAGGCAATGCTAACGTAGGTAATATTGGTGCAGTAAGTGGCGTATTAACAGGCACATTAAGTGTGACCGGAAATGCTAACGTAGGTAATTTAGGTACAGCAGGATTAGTTGTTGCTACAGGTAATATAACCGGTGGCAATTTAGTTACCGGCGGACTAGTAAATGCCACTGGTAATGTTACAGGTGGAAACTTAGTAACCAGCGGAGCGTTAAGTGTTACGGGTAATGCTAACGTAGGTAACATTGGTGCAACAAACATCGTTGGTACATTGAGTACGTCAGCACAACCAAACATCA